GAGTTGAACACGTAAACCGTGTCACTGCCATCGGTGGTTATTGTTGGCGAACCTGTGGTCGCTGTTGCGGCTGAAGCTGTGGCTACGCGGATAATGACTACGCCTGAACCGCCCGAGCCACTTATTGTGTAAGAACCACCGCCACCGCTTCCTGTGTTTGCAGTACCCGAAGTGTTGCCTGAACCGCCGCCACCAGCACCGCCAGCGCCAAACGCATTGTTACCACCGCCGCCGCCGCCGCCAGCGCGTGTAACCGATGTTCCTGTGATTGATGAGGCCAAACCAGCACCACCAGCACCACCATTGTCGCCAGAAGCAGCGGTACCGCCGACACTAGCACCGCCGCCACCGCCGCCAGAACGGGTCACACCAGCACTACCGCTACCCCCATTAAATCCTTGGCCAGATACACCTGTGCCGCCAAAACCACTGCCAGTACCGCCGCCACCTGAGCCGCCAGCGCCACCAGTGATAGTGACGGCTGGTGTGCCCCCATAGCCCCCGCCTGTAGTAGTTACCGTTGTTGACCCAGAAATTACAGATGAGGAACCAATCGTATTTGACGCACCGCCAGCACCAACGGTGACGGCTATCGTCCCACCATTAAAAAGTGCCGTGCTGGTTAGATACCCACCTGCGCCGCCGCCACCACCGCCGCCTTGCCCACTACCGTTAGCCCCGCCGCCACCGCCACCTGCGATAACTAGATAAGTAAAGGATACCGTGTTCTCAGCGACTACGCCGAACGTAGCTTTCCAAGCATCTGTGCCTGTCTTCATTAGTTGCACGGCTTGACCAGCGAAAATAGCTGGTGAGGACAACGCACTGGTACTGCCGTTTGCTTTTATGGTTACGCCTGATGATGACAAAACAATTTTGGCAGTGCCATCATTCACAATCGTGATTAACGTCCCGATAGGGAATGCGACCGATGAGTTTAATGGCATAGTGATTGTCTGCGCACCTGTGTTGGCAGAATAAATATGCTTGCCAGCATCGCCAAGAACCAGCGTGTAGTCACCCGACTGGACGTTCTGCGGATAGGACACCGCGCTTGATGGGGCCGCTGCCGATGTCCATGTAGTACCATCACTCGTCAGCAAGTTTCCAGCAGTGCCCGGTGCGACAGTCTGAACCGCACTCGCACCATTCCCCAATACAACGGCATTTGCCGCCAGTGTGGTTGCGCCTGTGCCGCCGTTCGCTACACCAAGCGTCCCTGACAGGTCGCTCGTTGGGATAGTGACCGAGGCGGTGAAGGGCGAGGTGCCGTTGCCCTTGATGTAGCCAGTTATGGTGGACACGCCCGTGCCGCCACCGGCCACTGCAATAACGCCACCGCTTGCGCCGCCGACTTGGGCAAACACGTCCCAAGTCGTGCCGCTGTAAACCAACTGCACGCTGACGCTGGAAATGTTGCAAATAAGGTCGGTGGCCGACCCCTCGATGGTTGAGCCGTTACGCCCGATTGTAAGGTTGTTCGTTGCCCATGTGCCGCCACTATCGGTAACGATAACTTGGTCACCGACGGACGGAGTAGCTGGAAGCGTAACCGTGAAAGAGCCACCGGCAGTGCTGGTCTGCACGCCGTCGTTAGCGGCGGCGGTGAAGTTAGACGTCTTGACCGTAGTGTACGTGATGCCACCGGCTGCGGGGAGCTGCGACACCCACGCGGTGCCGTCGCTGGTCAAGACGTTTCCTGCGGTGCCGACTGCGGACAGCCCCGTGCCGCCGAGGCTAACAGCCACAGGAGCGGTTAGGCTGAATTGCGTGCCAGTTAGTGTCAGGCCCGCGCCAGCCGAGTAAATCTGCGCGGATGAAATCTGCGCGAATGTGATGTCTGTCGTACCAAACGTAATCGTACCCTGCGTATTGCAGGTGTAGGTCTCGCCTGCGCCGGTCGTGCCCTGCTGAACAAACACGGTCGAGCCTTCGCTCAGGCCGTCTGGGCTGGCGTTGACAAAAGTGTCCGCGTCACTGGAGCGTGTCAGCACCCAGTTTGTTGAGCCGGAACCTACGTTTGTTACGACATAGATGCCGTTCTGGGTCTCATCGGTCTGCTCATAAACAAGGACGCGGTCAGCGACGCTAACCGTCACGCCGTCGATAACTAGCGCCGCTTGAGTGCCAGCATTAGTCAGGGTAGCGCCGACCCCGGCGGTGCCGTTGTTGTATGTCGCGTTCAGATTGATGGGGCTTTCGACCCGCACCGGCTGGTGGAAGTGAATACCGCTTGAGGCTACTGTATCGACGTACTGTTTGTTGGCGATGTCAGTGTTGCTGGCTGGTGCCGTGCTGACCGTGCCCGTGGTCAGCGCAATGGACGTAATGTCGGTGTTGGCACCTGAAGCCGCTGCGCTGAGGTTAGTCCGTGCCGTAGACGCCACAGTTGCCCCAGTACCACCATTTGCAACAGGTAGTGTTCCGTAACCCTCAGTTATAGCGCGCTCAGCCGGGTAAGTGACGAATACGTTAGATAGGCCAGTAAGCGAGATTTTAGACCCACCGTCGCTAGATGACAGCACGGTATCACGGGAGAGCGTAGTCCCCGACGATGTGTAGGTGCCTATCCCGACTTCCCACGCTGTGTCGCTGGTGATTGTGTAGTATGTGGTGTTACCATTGCCGATAGTCGAAAACGATTGATAGCCAGCAACAGCCCCAGCAAGTGTTACCGTGCCGGTTCCTGTGGTAGTAGTCGTTTCCTGTACGCGATCCGCAAGGGTAAGTGCCATTATGCAATCCTGATGATAGCGGTGGTGTTAGTGGCCGTTGGGAAGATGATGGTGAAATCACCGTCCGTTGAAGTCTTATCCGAACCAAAGTCCAATACAGCAACAGAAGCGTTGGATATCGTAGTGTTCGCGTTCGAGTTAGCTGAAGGCGTTGTGTTATAGATCAAAGCGCCACGAGCCGTAATGGTTGCGTTAGCGAAGGTCAGGTCAGCAAAGTCCGTGAAACCCGTACCTGTGGACGCGTTGTTGGTTGATGTAACAACACCAAGGTTAGTCAACGTACCACCACCAGCGGTGTAGTTTGTGCCGGTTACTTCGTTAGACGAAGTGTATGTGGCGGTGTTGGCGTCAATCGTAGCCGACGAGGTGTACATCGCCAACTTAAAAGTATCGCCGCCTACGCGGAAGTCGTGCACAGCCAACATAAGCTCGGCCTTAAACGACGTGGTCATTGCTTGAGTAATTGCCATTTCGTGGCCTCCTTATGTATCAAGTATCGAGGTAAGCTCTGGATACCCCGCCTGTTTAAATTTGTTTACCAGAGTTACGTTATGCGACCGCACAGCTTCGTACATATAATGCACGAGCACTCCACGGATACTGTCTTTGAAGGCTTCAGCTTGGTCACGGATAGCAGGATGTGCGTTGCTGCCGACATAGATAATCTTATCCAACGCACGCTCGGCAACTTCTTCCGGCGTGAAGCCACGTCCTTGGGTCGCCATAACCATGACGTTGCCAATAGTGCCTGAAACGGGGTCAAACATCTATATCTCCTACGAAACCGGATAACGCACTTGTGGCGTCCGGTACATATCTTGGCGGTTCTTACCTTCGCCAAGTTGCTTGAGCATCGCCATCGCGTTGTCGTACCGTTTCTGATACTCAGCGTTGACGTCCTGCTCGCCCTTCATAAAGACATACGCTTCAATGAGCGAACCATAAAGCAGCGCGCTATCGAAGTTATCACCCAGCCACGACGTCCCAGCAGTTACGATAGATTCTGGGTAGTAGAAGTAATGTAGTTCGACCGCATAGTTCGCGTCTGGCGTTGGCCCCAGAATGTATGAGTTCTCGTCAAAATAGGCGTAGTGCGTGGGGATACCCGTGCTTGATGGGTTAGGAAACGACTGCCGGATAAAGCTGACGTCTTTGTTGAGCAAATACTCGTAGCGTCCGGTGGCGTCGATAACCGCCATAGAGAAGTTAGCCAGCCAGTCTGAAGGCACCGAAAGGTACTTGTTGCCTGACGTCATGTTACCCGTCACGTTCTTACGCAGGTCAAGCAGCTGCACCGTGTTAAAGATGCGCTGCTCAGCCTGTTCGATAAACGTGTTGATCTGTTCGGTAGACGTCAACGTCACCGTGCTGGAGCCGTCAGAGCCGGTCCATGAGGTGTTGGGGAAGTCGTTTTCGACGTACCCTTTGATTGTCTCGAACAGTTCAGCGTAGTTCATTATGCCAACTTCTTGCTGCTATGCGTGCCCTTAGTTGCCGCACCCGTACCGCGAGTCTTCACAGTCTGAGTGTTAGCAATGTTGTTAGGGTAACCTGAATTGTTCTTCACAATCGGCACCTGCTTTGGTTGCTTATATTCAGCCATTTTTATTGACCTTCCCCATGTCTTTCTTGGGCTTGCTGCCGCTCTTCTGGTTCGCAATCTTCGCCAGATTACGGCCCATTTTTAGCATCTGCGTATTTGTCTTGCCACCTTTAGCCATTTTAATTCTCCGTCTCGATTGTTACGGTCCCTACTTGACCACTACCTAATAGCGTATTTGGGAGACCAAATAAACCCAAAGGATTATCTAACCCAACAGGGTTCCACCCCCACTGAATTATGCGACTACCGTCACTTGGGTTGTTGTTCGGGTTGAGACCCGCTTGGTAGTAGCTGTTGTCTGGGCGTGGATTGCGCAGAGCTTGTGGGTCATCCACAGGATACATACCAAGCTGCAACTGCGGCTGATCAGGTTCCCAA